AACAGATGTTCCTTTTGTTGATGGTACAGGAGATTATTTTACATAGAAGATTATGGCAACAGAAAAAGTAACTATAATAGAAGTCGATATTGATATTGACAAGGCGACTAAAGGATCGCAAGATTTAGCAAAAGAAGTATCTTTGCTAAAAGAAAAAACTAAGGAAGCAAAAAAAGAACAAGGCGAATTCTCAAAAGAATACATCCAATATAACGCTGCATTAAAGTCAGCACAAAAAGAACAGCGAACTCAAAATAATCTTATAGACAAAAGTATAACAGCTAACAGGACTGCAACAGGGAGTATCGATCAACTAAGAAGTCAACTAGCGGTAACTAGCGTTCAGTGGGCTAAGCTAAGTAAAAATGAAAGATTAAATACAGAAGAAGGTAAAAAGCTTACAAAACAAAAACTTGATTTAACTAACGAGCTTAAAAAAGAAGAGAAGGCTACAGGAGACGCAAGGCGTGAGGTCGGGAATTATGCAGGAGGAGTAAAAGAGGCGGCTGGCGCAATTACGGGTTTAATACCGGGCTTTGGTGCTGCAACGGCATCAGCAAAGAAATTTGGTACAGCATTAAGGTGGGCTGCAATTCCATTTACAATATTATTGGCGGCATTCGCAGCGTTAATAAAATTCTTTAAATCAAGTGAGGAAGGTCAGAACAAACTCGCAAAAATAACAGCAGTATTTACTACCATACTTGGTAATCTAGGTGATGTTGTTTCAAAAGTTGGAGAAGCTATATTTACAGCCTTTACAAAACCGCAAGAAACACTTGAAAAATTAAAGCAACGTGTTAGCGATATAGGTGACTTTTTTACAAATACATTCGGTAATATTATTGGTGGTGCAATTCAGAATTTTATCGCTAAATTATTAAAAGGATTTGCAGGAATAGGATTGGCATGGCAAAAACTAAAAGGTGTCTTTACTGATAATGCCGAAGGAATAAATAAAGCTCAGGATAAGATAACTAAACTAAATGAACGTATTGAAGATTCTAATGAGCGAATTAAAAAAGGTGCAGAGGGTTTAGGTAAAGCTATAAAAAACGGTTGGGATAAAGCAAAAGAAGGATTATCAGGTTTTATTGCAGAACAGCAAAAAGAGATTGATATAGCAAAAAGACTAGCAGATCAACAGGCTAATTTAGATAAACAGATAAGAGATACGCAAGTTCAGAATGCTAAAGATTTAGTTACTCTTGCAAATTTAAGAAACGAAATCCAAGACAAAACAAAAAACGATGCTAAAACTAGGCTTGAATTAATTGACCAAGAAAACAAATTACTGGATGAAACAAAACAGAGAAATTTAGATATATTACAGCAAAAATTTGATATAAAGAAAGCTCAAAATGAGTTAAGTAATTCAACAAAAGAAGATTTAGACGAAGAAGCTCAGTTGTTAGCAGCGATATTTACAGCAGAGGCGGCTATTGAAACACAGAGAAAACTATCTATAGGGAAAAGAATAGCTGCTGAAAGGGAGTTGATAGCAGCCGAAAAAGAAAGAGTAGATGAGTCGGTTAGATTACTTAAAGAAGAGATTGATTTAAAAAATGAAATCTTAGATGAAGAAAAACAGCGAAAAATAGATCAAGAGTCTACTGATTTTGAGAACGAATATGCAATAAGAGAAGGTAATCTTTTTGGAATACTTGAATTAGAACGTCAATTCTTGGAAAAACAACGATTGCAAGAAATTGATATAGCAAAGAAAACAGGTGCAGATGTAGAAAAGATAGACAAGAAATTTGCAAAGGCTTCAAGGGCTTTAGATATTGCAGAGCGTAACGCAAAGTTATCATTAGCACAAGGATTCACAGCTAATGTAGCACAAATAGCAGGTGAGCAAACAGCAATAGGAAAGGCGGCAGCAGTAGCAGGAACAACTATAGCAACTATTCAGAGTGCCGTAAATTCGTATAATGCATTGTCGGGAATAATCCCAACAGGTCCAGTATTAGGAGCGACGGCAGCAGCAGCGGCATTGGCGTCAGGATATGCACAAGTAAAAAACATTCTAAGTGTTAAATCAGGATTGCCGGGAGATAGCGGAGTAAGTGCAAGTATACCAAGCGCATCACCTCCAAGTATTCCGTCTATTCCAAGTGTACAACCAGAAAATGTTAATCCAGAGATAGGCGCAGGAATAGTAACAAGAGGGGCTGATGATCCTACGACTCAAGCAATAGCAAATGGCGTAAGCTCTGCATTAGAAGAAAACCCTATACAACCTGTATTAGTTGAAGATGATGTAACAGTAGCACAAGAAGATGCATTAACCAATAATGAAACCGTAGTATTATGAACAAACCGTATCCTGTAAGAGTGAAAAGACAATCGTTTATTCAACTATGTCGCAGCAACCCTAAAGAAGGTGCAGAGTATTTGCGTAAAATAGCTAATGAAATGGAACAAAGCAAAAAGACACATACAACTATAAAGTGTTTAGTAAAACTATTATTCCTTACAGAACGAACTATTTACCGAGAGTTATAACCTGACAACACGACAAAACACATTAAAATATTTTACATAAAAGATTCTTTATTTTAACTTTGTCTAAATAAAGATAAGGATATGTATATACTACCGATAAATGGAATAATTGGAGAACCCGAAGAGGGTGAAGAGAATTTACTACATTTCAGATTCACAGACTTATTAATGCATTTGAACTCTGCAAAGGATGAAACATTAATCCATTTGCTTATTGATTCAGATGGTGGTGATGTTGACGAGGGCAATAAAATGAAAGCTGCATTAAATGATAGTGGCAAAATGTTTACATCTTCTAATAGTGGCAACGTTGCATCAATGGCAGTTGATTTATTCCTTTTACCAAAAGACAAACTTAATAGAAAATTTGATCCTGCAAAAGGATTGTTTTTAATTCATAATCCGTGGGCTGCAATCGAAGGTGATGCTGATCTAATGAATGAAGCTTCAACGCATTTAAAATCACTTGAAAAAGGGTTTGCCAAAGAATATGCATCAATAACAGGAACGGATGAAGCTATATTAACAGGTTTTATGTCTGAAAATAAACCATTAACACCAGAACAAATTGACACATTAGGATTTGCAACGGTAATCGAACAGAAATTTAAGGCAGTAGCAAAATTTAATATAAATAAAAACAAGATGGAAGTAAAAGAGTTAAAAGAATTGAATGACAAGATGTCAATAATTGATAAGGCTTTGCAAAAGCTTACTAAATTATTCGACAGCAAGCCAAAAGCCTTAATGATTCAAGATGTAAACGGATCAGAATTAGACTTTGGAGAAACTATTGAAACACCGGAACAAATTCAAGTTGGGGTATCTGCAACGGTTGCAGGATCACCAGCAGAAGGCGAGTTTGTTTTAGAAGACGGTACTACTTATGTATTTGTTGCAGGAGAATTGACAGAAATCAAAGAACCAGAGACAGAGGCAGAAGCATTAAAAAAAGAAAATGCAGATTTAAAAACTCAAATCGAAACCTTAACAAAAGGTAGCGAAGAGTCACAAGCGAAATTAACCAAAGAGAACGAAGAGTTTAAGGCGGAAGCTGCAAAGCAAATGGAAGATGTTACTAATGAGCTTGTAAAAATTAAAGCACTCGCAACCGGGTTTAAACCTAAAGATAATTTAAGCGAGGAAGAAAAAGACAAGCAAAATAAAAAGAAATTTTCATACAAAAAAAATAAATAAGTCATGGCAAAAGGAATAGTAGAAAGTGCATTGACGATGAACCCTATTGAGGTTCAAGATTTATCGGAATTTATTATCGAACAAATCTTTACTCGTCCAGAATTACTGAAACTGCACGGCATCAGAACAGGTGTCAAAATGAAAGAGCAAATAGTATTTGCATCACAATTTGGGAAAACAGGTATAAAAGGAACGGCAGCTTGTACGCGTAAAACATCAGGTGCAGCATCAACATTAACTCAGAAATACTGGGAGCCAGCAGGGATTGAGGATACTTTAATTCATTGTAATGCTGAAATTGATGCATTATTTAAAGCTTACTTTACTAAGATTACAAAGTATAGAGACAAGTACGAAATTGAAGGAACTGATTTGGAAATTTTCTTTTCAATTCTTTTCTTGGAGTCTATCCAGAAAACCCTATGGAGAGCGACATGGTTCGCTGATACAACAGTAGCAGCCGCAGGAGCAGGATCGGCAGGATTAATAACAGGCGATAATGTTAAATTTTATGATTATTTTGACGGATTATTCGCACAAATATTTACAGCCGTAACCGCTACAACAGTTGAGCGTTATACTATTGACGAAAATGCAGAGGTAACGACTGCTGCACAAACAACTTTAGCTTCAGGACGTTCAATTGAGATTTTTGAAGGTTTATGGTTGCTTGCAAATCCAAATCTGAAAGCTGATGAAAATGCATTATTGTATGTAACCAATGGTATTTGGGAAAACTACCGACAATACTTACAGGGTAAAGGGGAAAATTTTACAATTGAGTATACAGTAGACGGAATGAGAGAATTGAAGTGGAACGGCAAATCTGTTGTAAATATGGAAACTGTTTGGGATTTAGACTTACAAGCTGATTTTGTAGATAACACTACAAATAATGCTTACTATTTACCAAATAGAGTTGTTTTAACTGTGCCTGAAAACATTCCATTAGGAACACTTAATGAGAGTGATTTTGATGAATTAGAAATATTCTACGATAAAATTGCGAGAAATAACTATATGGGCTATGGTCTTTCGTTAGATGCGAAATTACTTGAAGAAGACTGGATTGTTGTTGGTTACTAAAAAAATAAAGACATGAAAAAGATAATTTTAATATTTGGTTTATTATTCGCAGTACTTTTTGTTAATGCTCAGGTTAATTACACAGCACGAACAAGTCGAGTTTACATGGCGAAAGGTGGAACAGCGGACACAGTTAATTTAGCTGGTTCGAACTCTTATAAAATGTATATACCTAACTTTGCAACTAAGTTTAAATTAGGTGTGGAACTTGATAGTATAGGTGGTGATCCTGCATTACAGACAATTGTAAGAACATCACTTAACTTTGTAGATTGGACTGATGTTGATACAGTTTTAACAACTGATGCAGATGATTATGAGATAGGATTATTGTTATCACCGTACACTCAATACATAGAAATTGAGACTACAGGAATAACGAACGCTCAAACATCTGGATACAAGTACAATATTTTAATCGAAAAAACAGACTAATATGGCAGATTGTAATGACAAGGTAGTAGCGAGTATAATTTCAGATTGTACTACGCAAAAAGCCGGGAACTTAGAAGTTATTGCTACAATCTTCAATAGGTTAGATGCTACAATTACTTATGATGCAACCAATCCTAGTTTAATTACTGGCATTGCTAATGCGACAGCTAAAACAGCATTTAACATAACAGGCGTTAGAAAAATGCTTAACGCTGGTCATGATATTGTAAAGGCTGATGATAGAGCGGATAAATATGCTCACTATTTCAATTTTCAACAGTTTGAATTATTGGCGGCTAATATTGAGAATGTAGACAATATGGAAGATGTGTTTGTAGTTGTTGAGCGTAAAGATAAGTCGACAACAGGCGAAGGAGTATTTGCGGTTTATGGTCCTAAATTGGGATTAGAAAAATCAACAGATACCAGAAGAGCTAACGACATCAACGGTGCAAGAAATATAGAACTATTATCAGTATCAGGAAATGAAGAGGCTTATTCTAATTACACGCTTTTAGATACTGATTATGCTACAACTAAAACTCTTTTAGCTACTCTGGTTTCAACACCGGGAGCATAATGATTAAGAAAATAAAAGAACTTTTATCCAAAGACATTGAAGAAATTATAGCTTCTCCTTTGTCTTTGGATTTATTAAAAATTTATTCTACACTTTACCTGTATGGTGAAAAACCGAATACTTGTGCAAGATCACAGAGAAAGTATTACGAACAACTGAAAAAAGACGGAATAATGAAAGCAAAAGAAAATACAAAAAGAACTTGTAAGCCTAATTGGAAGGGTAATATTTATATTTCTAAAGAAGCTAGGCATTTTAACGATATACATACTACCGATGAAGAGGCTATTACATTATTAAAAAGAAAGCATATTTCAGAGGATATGTTTTCAATTTTACCAGAGGGATATGGTAAAGAACCAACAGAATTAGAATTGCTTAAAATAGAAGCTACTAATTTAGGTGTTGAGTTTAAAGGAAATGTAAGTGCTAAGAAATTAAAAGAATTAGTAAACTCAAATAAAGAACTTCAAGAATCAAGATCATTAGAAGTTATTGAATTAGGTGTTGATCCTATACCAGAAGATTTAGGTAAAATGTCTATTGAAGATTACGAAACATATAAAAAAGGATTAGCTGAATGAGGCTTTTAAAGACTGAAATAGATAAGCGATTAAGTGTTACTTTAAATAAGTCAATCACGGCTGATGGAGTTAACGGAGTCATGAAATTTGGAGAAAACAATGATTATCCTCAAATCATTGAGAGGCTGATAAATGGCTCTGTTACTTCCAAATCGGCATCGGATATTTATTCACGTTTTTTAATTGGTCAGGGATTTAAAAATGAAAGTATTAATTCAATTGTTATTGGAGATGACAATAGAGGAAAGCCAATTACAATGCTATCAATGCTTAGACAGGTAGCTCAATCAATATCTTTTAATAATGGTTTCTATATTCATGCAAATGAAAATGTAGGTCGTGAAGTCGTAAATACAAAATTAATACCTTTTAAACATTGTAGATTTGCCAAAGTAGATGATAAAGGATATACTGCAATGATAGGAGTGTATGACAATTGGGATGCCGATACTAAAGTCAAAAAGAGTGACATTGTTTGGTTAAACATTTTCAACTTAAAAGAAGCTGTTTTTAATTCTCAGGTAGAAAAAGCAGAAGGAATACAGAATTATAAAGGACAAATATATTTTGATTTCTTAGATAACCAATTTTTATATCCATTATCTCCATTTGATCCTGTTTATATGGACTCGGATACTGAGTTTCAAATACAATTATTCAAAAATAGACAAATAAGAGATGGTTTTTTTGATAAAGTTGTGTTTAGAGTTGAGCCACCAAGCAATAAAACAGAATCAGAAGAGTTTATTGAAGGTATTAAAAACTTTATTGGTCCAGACGGAGATACTGTTTTAGTATTAGAAGATGAAGTAGACGAAAACGGAGAGATAAAGAAAACCGGAGCTTTTGCAATTGATAAAATAGAGTCAAATGTCAATGATAAACTTTTTGAGAATTGGGAGAAAGGACTTGCTAACAATATTCGTAAATCAGTTAGTAATATACCTAATTTATTAATTGAGATAGATGACGGCATATTCTCAGGACAAAGTGGAGAAGCAATAAAACAAGCTACTAATTTTTATAACGCAATGACTCAGGATGACCGAGCGTTTATATCAGAAGCATTTAAGAACATCTACAGCAATTTTGCTGATGATAAATTAAAGTCTAACGAAGATTGGTCGATTAACCCATTAAATTTAATAGAAGATGCCACTACTAACATTCAGTCAACAGCAGGCGATTAAAAAAATATCGGCAAACAATGAATCAAGTTATGACCAATTAGCTACAGAAGTAGAGGAAAAGGAATTACAGGATTTATTAGGGGCTGCATTACTTCAAGATTTGCAAGACAATCCAACATCTACAGCAAACGTTAAATTATTAGATGGTTCGACATTCACAGATTGTAATGACAATACTATAAAACAAAAAGGCATTCGATGGATGTTGGCTTATATGAATTATTCAGAATATCTAGGAACTAGTTTTGCGAATGACACATTCTCAGGATTCACACAAAAGATAAGATCAGATTCAGAGCAATTAAGTGAGGGGTCAATTAAAAGATTACAATTAAGTAATAGAGAATTAGCATTAACTCAATGGTTGTTAATAAAGTCATTTTTAAATGAAAATTCAGATGATTATCCTTTATGGATTATAGCAGACTCCCGAAAACCTTACACACCTAAAATAACAGGAGTTAGAAAAACGTCAACACGAGTATATACAACTAGGAGGGATTACTAATGTCGCAAAAACTATTCGAACAGAATCCACCATTAGCTGAATTAGGATTAAGCACGAGACTTGCAGGGGGGATTGCATCTCAGGCAGGGGCAGACAATATACTTGTAAGTGATTTTTTAGCGCAAATAGGCAAGTTTTTCATAAGATCAGATGGTAATGTTGCAGTGATACCCGGAAGTCAGGATATAACATTTAGTTCTGATTTTGGTACGACAGATTATTCTTTACAGGTTTTCGATATAAACGGAATAGGCATAGGAGTAACAGCACAAGCAAGCGATAAATTTACAATTGATAGCTTAGGAACAGGAGTTTTAAATTACATAGCAATATTAAACATATGAAAAAGCTAATTACAATAATATTTTTATTTGGATTAAGTCTAAATAGCTTTAGTCAAATAGATATAACTAAAAGAAAGGTGACCTTAGATTCAATTGCAGCAAGAAACGATTCTATCTATGTAGTTTCTCCAATGACAGGACAATATATAAAATCAGATACTTTAGAGGCTGATGTATTCGTAGGAGCAACACAGGTAGCTGGAAACGCTTTAGGACAAATTCAATATACATTAACCGTAGATTCATTAGAATTAGCAAACGGTGAAAAAATATCGTGGAATGAATCAGAAAACACAATTAACATACCAACAGGATTAGGTTCTATATTACATCCAAGTCGAAAATTAAACATAAAAGTATATAATAACTCAGGAGCTACAATTCCTAGAAGTGCCGCAGTATATCCTAATGGAGCTTTTAATGATTTCCCAACAATAGGATTAGCTAAAAGCGATACACATGAAACAATAGAAATAGATTATGGTTTATCAATTGACAGTATCCAAAATGGAGAGTATGGAGATGTACAATGGTTTGGTAAGGTATTTAATGCAAATACATCAAGTTTTGGTTTAGGAGATCAATTGTATATTTCAGCAACAACATCAGGTGAAATAACAAATGCAAGACCGAGTTTTCCAAATTATACTATTCAAATAGGTATTGTATTCAAGGTTCATGCAACTGAAGGAATAATATTTATAACAAGTAGAAATACAATAGATGATACTTATAATAATTTCTGGAACGGAGTATTTAGAGAGCCTTTTGATTTCTTAATAACAGAATCGGGCGGTACGATAACAGGAACATTAACACCACAGAACGGACATCCTGATATGACAATGATGTTTTCCGATGGTTTTACTATGTTAGATACTGATCCAGGAGCTACGATAACATTAACAGCAGGGACGGATATAAATCCGCAAACTAATTATGTTTATATTCCACAATCAACAAAAGTATTAACTGTAAGTACATCTGATTGGGCAACAACTGAACATATTAAGGTTGCACAAATATTATTGCAATCAGCAACATCAACAGGAAATAACGGAGCGTTAAGAAATCAAAACTGGAATGATCCACTTGAAAATACATCTACTAATCAGGGTCATTTATCACACATGACAGAGAGAATGCGGCAAATGCCAGCAGCTTGGGATAATGGAATAGAAGCAATAGGTTCAATAGGAGCAGCAGGAGGAATGGACTCTGTTTGGGTTTCAACAACATCAGGTGAAGTATATCAAATGCATAAACAGACTTTTTCAGCAAAAAATACACAAACAGGAGATAGTATAATTATTGTTAATAGCTCGATTGATGCTTACGATATAGTAAATAATTTAAATACTCAATTATTAGATGCGAGTGGAAACTCATTGAATAATACTAGTTTTAGCTTTGTTCTTTGGGGTGTGAATAATAAAACAAGCGAGCCATCGCATTTAATGATAAACTTACCATCTGACTCGTATTCGTATTTATCTCCTGACAATGCGGTTTCTGATGCTGATAATTATTCTGTATATAGTATTCCATCAGCGTTTCAAGGCGTGGGTTTTTTGATTGCGCGTTTTACGTATACATATAAAAATGATGATTGGGTTTTATACGATACAGAAGACCTAAGAGGTAAAGTACCAAATACTACAGCCGGTGGCGGCGGTGGTGGTGGCGGGGTATCTACATTTCTAGGATTAGATGATACAGAATCTAGCTTTACAGCATATGAATTCCAAATTGCAAATGCAGGAGGTACGGCATTAGAAAGTCCTTCTGGAATAACTTATAATGACTCTTTGGTAGTTAGCGGGAATATTCACGCAGATACAATAAAAGCAAACGGTAGAATTGGAATAGGAACTACAACTCCTTTAAGTGCATTGCATATAAACAAAACGGGAACATATGAAACAGGCTTAATAATTGGTACTGATGGTTACAATTCAATTTACAATCCAATAAGCTCAACCATATCTATGAGACTAGGGGGTTCTTCTAGGTGGTCGTTCAATCCTAACTATTTGGGTGGTGGAGGTGGTCGGTGCGCTTTAGCATGGACTCCCCCAACTGCAACAACACCTAGTTTATTAACAAATCAATCAGACCCAAATACAGGATTGGGTTTACATAGTTTAGATAATTTATCTGGAATCGCAGGAGGGAAAGAAATATGGAGGGCATCTGAAAATGTCACAGAGCAATTTATAATTAACCCACAAGCCGATTTAACGGGAACGTTAGCAAATCCAAGTTTAGCAATAAGCGAAACTAATACTGGATTTTATGTTCCTGTTGCTGATAATTTATCAACTGTAGTGAATGGCATTGAAGCAATGCGCTTAACTGAAGATACCGTTTTTATTGATCGCACTTTAAAAGTAGGCAAAGAGCTTTATGTAAATGGAGATTTAGAAGTTACAGGAGCAATCAAAGGCGTTATGCAAGTTGCAAAAGCCGAAATACTTTACACAAACACTTCACAGACAACTATAATAACATTGCCCGATGATGCTGTTATTTGGAATATTATGTTAGAGTTAGTTACTTCTTTTAATGGGACTGGAACTGACTTTTTAGATATGGGAATTACAGGAGATGGAAATAAATATCTTGATAGTCAGGATTTATCTTCCGCCCCATCATTTGAAGCATTATCTGGCACT